CCAACGTTTGCGCCGGTGCCGTTTCCGGTTCTTCAACCGTTTCCGGTTCCGGTGTTTTAGCTGGATCGTTAACTTTTACGCCGTCTTGGTCTTGGTCTTTTTCGCCGTTGCCGTGGACGTATGCGTCAAGGATTGCCTTGCCGTCTTCTTCCACATTGACGGTGATTTCTTCCAATTCGTTTGCGGCGTCTTCTCCGATTTCTTCCACCAATTCGGCGGAAGCTGCCGGGTCTATGACGATGGTATTTGCTGGTTTGCGGTTTTTACTCTTAGCCATGGTTGCGGTACTCCTTAAAGTAATTTCCGCAACCGGTTGCCATTGCCGCTCAATTGTTAATGTGCCCATGGTGGGCCGTTGTGCCCGCCAAGACTTCCAATTGTAAAGCAACCGCCAGCGATTACAAGTCTTTTATGGCGGTTGGTTTGCTGGTATTTGCTGGCGGTCTTGGCGGTCGTGTTTATGGTGTTGCCGCCGCTGGTTTCATCGCCGTTTAATGGTTGCCGGTTGCCGTCTATGATGGGTTGCTAGGCGTGGAATATGCTGACGATTTGCGGATTTGACGGTGACTAGGCGTTTGCGGTTTACGGCAGAAATCCGCCGGTATTCGTAGGCCCGCCGAGGGGGCCGGCGGGTACCCCGAAGGTACCATATGGCGGGGGTCTGTGTGTGGGGGTACCAGCCGTAGACGCTGATTCCCATAATAGGCAGGTGAGGTAGGCACCCCCCCATGGAAGGTACCTTTCTGTGTGGGATAGGGGGGTACACCAAACCCCCAAATGTGTTTGCAGGTACACAGATGGGGGTCGAGTGCGAAGGAGGTGAGAAGTATGAGTAGTACGGTATTAGATTAACGTAGTTGTCCCAGTGCGTTGTGGCAGATTTTGCGATTAACCGGTGAGCGACTCTCGTCCATCCCGGCTCAGGAAGTACCCCTAACCACGGTCAGCCGGTGCGTTTGCATACATGGGCTTGACTGTGGTCCGCCACCCTCGTTTATAAGGGGCCTGCTCTTCCTGACGCACCCCGGCTATATGCCAGGGCCGGAGATATTACTCTATCCCCGCACTGTCCAGGCAGGCTACCATAGAGGTCTGCGTGTTGCAAGACGAAGCGGTCTGTTATATTCTCACCTCAGACACCCAGAAGGAGACGCCATGTTTGGCATACTGAAGAAACTACTGTTTCAGCAAGCAGAGCCACCTAAACCTATACAGCCACGTCGAACCAGAGGTAAAGGTAGGAAGATAGATGGAATCAGTGCAACCAAGCCACATCAACCCGAACCTAATCCCGAGCCCGAGCCCCAATCCGAACCCGAACCTATTACCCCCGTACAAGAAGGGCCAGTCTGGGAACCCGTCGGGGAAGCCCAAGGGGACGAGAGACCTGGCGAAGAAGATAATCGAGAAGACGAAGGATGGGGAGGAGCTGATAGAGAAGCTGCTATCACTCGCAAGAGGAGAAGTAAAAAGAGCAAGGCCAGCAGACCAGATTAAAGCCATAGAGATGCTGCTAGACCGGGCCTACGGCAAGTCCGTAAGCCATACCGACGTCACCGGTGACGTGCAGGTCGGAGTCACATATAGGAATATGGACAACTTCTCCGATGACGAACTGCGGGATTTGGTCAGTCTAAGGAAGGAATTGGTAGCGGCAGGCCCAATCGTTGAAGCGGCAGGATATACAGTGGATGACGACACCCCTACTGACGACCGAGGGCAAACGCAAACTAGCTGAAGAGGTCGGCCTCTCCGCCGAGTACACACTAGCTGAAAGGAACTTCTCTGACTTCTTAAACTACGTCCATATCATGGAGCCACCCCCCGGCAGAGGAGTGATTCCATTCGAAAGATGGGAACATCTGGTTGAAGTATGTGGTTATTTAAAAAGCGAAAAGCTACTTGTGTGGTTGAAGTCACGCCAGACCGGGGCGTCGTGGCTGTTGGCAGCCTATGCCCTGTGGATGGTCCTGTATCATACTGGCGCACTCGTCCTTTTACTATCACAAGGGGAAGAGGAATCGAAGGTACTACTGGCGAAATGCCGGTTCGTCTACGAGAGATTACCTTTACCTTTGAAGACCACACTGGGCACCGATTCGAGGCAAGAACTGACGTTTCCGGACATGGCCTCAGCTATACGAGCCCTACCATCGACCGATAAGGCAGGCCGCTCCGCCACCGCATCACTGGTGATAATGGACGAGGCCGACTTCCATGAGCATCTGGACGCCAACTACACCGCTGTGAAGCCAACCATCGACGACCACGGCGGGCAACTGATAGTGGTCTCCACTTCCAATGCCATGAACGCCCGTTCCTTATTTAAGATTCTTTATAAAGAAGCCCCGGCAAACGGCTTCAAACGAGTCTTCTACGGATGGAACGTCAGACCCGGCAGGACGAACGAATGGTACCTGGCCCGCCGACAGGAGTACCACGACAGGTCACTATTCGAGAAAGAATACCCCAATAGCGACGATGAAGCCCTGGCGCCGCCACGTACCATCGCTGCGTTCGACCCCGAGATACTGAACCAGATGTCTCATGATGTGAAGAAGCCCATCGAACAGATGCAATGCGGGCCGGAAAAAGCCAATATCTACCAGGACTTCCAGATCGGCAAACGCTACGCGGCCGGTACTGACACATCACATGGCACAGGCGGTGACGATGCTGTCACTGTTATAATCGACGTTGCCACTGGATACGTGGTAGCAGACATACAGACGAATACGCTGCCACCCGAGCAACTTGCCCTGGCTTCTATCGACCTCATGGCCCGGTACCATCATCCGATATGGGGCATAGAAGATAACGACTGGGGCATACTTACCATCCAGTACGCACGCTCGGCACGCTACCCAAGGCTCTATTACAGAGATGAGGACAAGGCCGGATGGCATACGGATGAACGCTCTAGGTACATGCTCTGGGGCGAACTTATCGAAGCTGTGTCAGCCCGCATCATCACTGTCCCCAGTGAAGAAGGACTCTCCCAGTTCTTCTCTGTCATCAGGAACCCCAAGAAGAATGGCAGAATCGAAGCCCAGTACGGAGCCCATGATGACTATCCACTGGCCGTGGGAATCGCGTGGCAACTAAGACGTTACGCCCAGGCCGCAGGCCGACCCAAGGCTCAAGCAGACCCGATGCGCGACTTCTTCAGCGTAAAACGGTTTCTAAGGTGGTGATATGCCCCTAGATGATAAACCTACATGTGAATATGTAGAGAAACTAGCCAAGCATTTAGAAGGTCTCTGGAGCCGCACCCATGCCAAGTGGATGCAGATCGACAGTTATTACAATCAGACCTTCCAGATATGGCCCGCTGGGCTGAACAGACCAGAATGGTTGAAACCAGCCCGGTCCCGGTCCATCGTTGACCACGCCACTGACCATCAGTTGGCCCATGACCCTATCATCCACCGCATGCCTGCCGCCGAAGGCGTGATGCACAAACGCCGCGCCGATAAGGTAGAGCCTGCACTGAAGGCCATCATGGACGAGGCGTCCTTACTTGAGCCTTCTCTTACCTGGAAGCAGGTCGGTAAGCACCTTCTCTTATATGGGTACGCCATAGTCGAAGACGGCTTAGACGGTAACGTCTTACATGATAGGGACGATAAGCCCCGCAAAGGCCGGGATGAGACCGAAGAGGAATACACAGCTAGGCAGAGATTAGCCGCAGCTAAGGCAGAGATGATGATGCCCTTTCGCACAAGGGCACCACATCCTGCCCGAGTCTTATTAGACCCGACCGAGAAAGAACCAAAGGTCGCAATCAAACATACCTACCGCTACTCCAAAGACCTTGAGGACATGACCAAGGCCAGGATGACATCCAACGGCAAGCCCAAACGCGGCTCTGTCACCAAATGGGATTCCGGCGACGAGCCCTTCGCTCTGATTGAGACCTACGAATACTGGTCTGAGTGCTGGCACGCCATGATAGCCGAGGGCGAGATGATGTTCGTTGAGAAGAATACCTGGGGGTTCGTGCCTTATAGCCATGCCTATGCAGGGTTTGGACAGGAAGTGACCAGCTATACCGAAGTAGACCCGTCATATATGGCGGTCGGCATCTTAGAGCCCGTCATGCCGGTACTGAAAGCCCAGGCCCAGGCCGTATCAGGTCGGCATAACGCTCTGATGGAGGCGACGTTCAACCCCACAGGCACCACGATGGACTCGGCCGAGCTTCAAGAACAACTATCTACCGGCGATGTCATCGAGATGGGGAACCGGGGCGATGTGTGGAAGATGGACATACCGCAGTTGCCCAGATGGATGTTCCAATCGGAAGAATGGCTTGATAAAGACATCGAGATGGGCACATTCGCACGGGCTCTAGCCGGTATGAGGGAACAAGGCGTATCAACGGTGGGCCAACAGGCCATCTTGTCCACCGCTGCTGGCCGAAAGTTCGCATCCCCGGCCCGTCAGCTAGAACACCTAGCCAGTAGGTCGGCATCTCACGTACTGCAACTGATAGACATCATGGCCCTGCGCCTGAATGTCCACGGCCACAAGATTACACCGCAGGACATCGAACATAACTACTCTGTAAGGGTGAGTTTCGAGCTTATAGACCCGGTATTGCAACTGCAGAACCGGGAACTAGGCTTGCGGGAGGTCCAACAAGGACTGAAATCCAAGGAGACCTACTGGTCTGCCGATGCCAGACTTGAGGATGCGACCGGCGAACGGCGCCGACTCCTAGAAGACCTGATTCGTACTGACCCAGAGGTACAGCGTCTGCTCGCCGGAGAGGTGATGCGGGAAGCTGGTTTACTCCAGGCCATCGAAGCAGCGCGGGCCGAAGAAGAGGCCATGGCTGCGGCAGCCCAAGGTGGCGGTGGTGCCCCAGGTGGCGGAGGAGGCCCAGCCATGGCTCCAGAAGAACCTCCAATCTTGGGGCCGGACGGCATGCCACTCAGTCAGACGATGGGAACTGGCGGGCTCAGGCCGTTACGGCAGCCACTTACGCCCGGTACCGCTAAACCTAGCCGGATAGGAGCATCAAGAGCATGACGTCCCAATACCAATATGATGACAGCATGTCTG